TGGTTAGGGACGGAAGATTAACATTAATTGTATGAGTTGTAATATCTTCCATTTCTTATTGATGAGGTTTTCACAGTTCGTAAAAAACGCATCTTTGAATAGTAACTCGTATGGCGATCCCCCGGATTTCAATTGCCTGGCTCGTGGTGATCATTCTCATCGGCATTGCTTTATTTTTTATGTATCACATTGGTCGTGCTATGTATAATCAGTCAGAAACAGAAGACATGATTGATTCTTATACAAAGCGAGCTCCTATGCTAAGCCAGGATGCAGAGAGTGAGTATGCCCCCCGACGAGCGTCTCCTGAGGAGGGACCGGAGTATGAACCACCTAGCGGATCCAAAGATCCAGCGCATGGATATCCATCGGTCCCTGGTCAAACCGAAGAGGATCTACGATCCACAGATCCTGTCCAAGCCACCGCTCCTGCCTATCGCTATAATCCCCCTGGACCGAAAGATCCCCATGCTGGACCTGCCTATGAACCTGCCGAATTTGGAGACAATTTACGGCATCCCGAAGGCGCCTTTGAAATGAGAGCCCCTGCTACCGATGGATACATTGCTGCCTCAGGAATGGGAAGTCATGTCAGTAGTCCTGGAGGAAATTCTGCCATTGGGTACAGTAGTGAAACAGCACAAAATGCTGGAGAATTTATGAAAGGTATTTTTGCGTTTGATGGATCCATGGAAGGAACAGCATACTCTGCGTTATAAAAAATAGTCTCTAGCGAGACTGTCGATATATCGTAACCAGTTGTCCAGCAACTCTACCCCAGATACAGGCAGCAGCAACTACTAATACTTGATTTAGATTTGGCATGTTGAGATTAAAATATATCTCTATTATTAAAAGAAAAATCAATTTTATAAGTAGAGAATGATCACCACTCCACTCACCCCTTGGGATTACTGCGTTGTAAAACGCCTGTTTCAAAATACATTTTTATGCAATGAAGATAAGAATTTTGTAAAAGCGTGGAAACATCGCCATCCAACTGCCAGTGTTGGGTATTGGGTAAACGATGTGCTAGTCGGTGCCACGATCGTTCAAAACAAAACTCTTGAATATATTTTTATTCATCCTGCGTTCCAAAATCAAGGAATTGGTACGATTCTTCTCAACACGGTGTTAAACAATTGTTCTACAATTTATTTAACAGCTGTGAAGGATCAAGCCGTTCGATCTTGGTACAAAAAACATGGATTTGAACAAACAGGGGAAGATACCTTTGTAAGAGTTCCCGTCTTAAACCCATCTACCCATACTAAAGTAAATGGACTTATTTCAACCCCCGTGGAAACCGAGCCGCTTATGGCAACCCACGGATGCAGCATATGTTAGTACTCGCACCTTTTACGCTGGAATCAGACCACGTGGTGTCCTTTCAGGACTCTTCGTGATCACAACATCTTCTGAACCAGTGCAGTTTCAAGGATATTCCATTCGCATTCGATTAAATGATTCTTTTTATGAAGATGGTCCCACTGTGTTTCTTGCGCATGAGCACAAGGACTCCATTATGTTGGAGGATGTATTGGTATGGAAAGGAAAAGAACTGTGGAGTTGTGAATCATTTAAAACAAGATGGTCTTATTTCAAAGATTTTTTGAACGAGTGGATGCCAGATGTTGAATTGCAAGGAAAAAAACTTTCCATTGCCAACTATACCTCCTTACATAAGATGAAACAACCTGTCGAAGGTGAATTATTAGAATTAATTCCGAATCAAGCAAGGCAGAAACGATTGATTGTCATGTTGGAAGCAGAAAAACTTCCCACAACGGTGGAATGGATTGCCACACGGGAAACGGCACGAGGACCCGATGTTTATTCAGTCAAGCAATCTCATAAATCAGAGTCTGAAGGGATTGCCTGTGTACAGTCCTTGGGAGTCAGTCGTGCTCTTAGGTTAAAAACATCCGACTCCTTTCCTGTTGAATGCACATGGCATGAACGATTTAAGAAGTGGGAAATTACGAGTGTGCTTTAGCACTTACAATCGCCAACTAGACAATTCTTCTCGCATTTGTTACTGCGTTTTATGGCAGGAGGGGTACAAAGATGTGCAAGAGAAAGAGGCGCCCGAAGAACAATTGGTGTAGGAGTATCTCCATCAAAATGAAGCCGTTTGACATGAAGACCCATTTTGTCGAAGCCGCGATGAGAACTATTCTGTGTCTTTCTCACATCTTCTTCATACGGAGGAGGAATAGGAGAGGGGCAAAGATGCGTGAGTCCCGTTAGAAAGCTGGTAGCCCCTTTAACAGGACTACTAACAGCAGAATTCATTTCACTAATCGGAGAGAACTCAACCATAGGATCCCATGGACTGTAGGGACTTCCCATACAAACAGTACATGTACATGTTCCAACATAGACAGTTCCTGGAGTCACAGGGGGTGACTCTAGGGGGGTACGCTTCTTACCAGACATAGGAGAAGAAGGTACAATTATTGGTCCAGGTGGATATACAGCAGTTGTGGTTGCTGTAGTGACTTCCATAAGAGGTAAATATGCAGCAGATGCAGCAGCAGATGCTGCAGATCGTTTGGGAATTGTAAAGTTAAGTTTAGATGACATATTTTACAACACAAATATATCTTTTACATATTTAAACTATATGATTTCACTTTTTTTCACTTGAATCGACATTGCCAATTCAAGTGAAAAAGTTATCTCATAATTCTAAGTATTATTATTACGATTAGAACGAGCTGCACGTGCTTCACGGAACTCTTGATCAATCTTCTGTTTAATCTCTTCTAGAGATTTCTTAGGACGAGGAGGAGGGGTCCGAGAACGACTAGAACTTGCGGAAGCAGAACTTACGGGAGTAGAAGGCACGGAATCAGACATTTCACTCGAATAAATGATTTCTATATTTAAATAATTAATTTCAATTTTTATCCTCAACTAAGTAGAGGCATGGAGAATCGATTAAGACGAAATATGACCCGTAAACGATGTGCGTTACGTGGAGGATCTTACAATAGTTCTGTCCTTCAACCCGGTGGATTTATGAATCCCATGAAAGGAGGTGCATTTTCTACAAATACCACCCCATTGGTCTCTACAACAGGTGTTACAGCTCCTCGTGAAGTGATTCAAGGGCTCCGCGACATTGGATCTGCCTATCCACGCGATGGAATGTTGGTGAACCAGCCAAACCCGGCATTGGCTCAGGTGGCAATGGCGGGGGGTGGTTTCTCAGCGGAGCTGAGAAACCGCTCCCCACGATCCCAGATGATGAGCGATTCTCGCTCATCATATGAGATGGCAGGGGGTGCACGTCGTAGACGCCTGGACCGTCTTCGTAGGCGTATGCGAGGGGGCGCGCTCTCCTACGCTCCTGTTGGATCCATGAGCAATCTTATGTATGGTATTTCTGGTAAGGGAGGATATGAAACCAATCCTGGAGTGAGTGTGGGAGGTGCCGGTCCCAATGTAGGAGCAGAGATTGATCGTAACGGATGCTATCCCTCGATTCGATCCGGTATGGTGGGAGGAACGCGTCGTCAACAACGGGGAGGAGGAGGAAGCACCTATGTTGGTCCCGGTTGCTACACAGCTCCTGGTTCTCTTCTTCCTGTCTATCCCAATCCTTCTGCTGGATTTAATCAAACTCCCTCTACCTGGTCACTTCCTCCTGGAGTTGCCAATGCGTTCCAACTTTACAATCCCGTTGTAGCCCGTGTTGGAGGGGCACGAAAGACAAAGAAGCGATGCTATAGGCGTTGATGAACATGATATATTTATATTCTTAATCTAATATAGAATGTCTTCCAGTTCATCTTCATGGTTTAGTAGTAGCAATAATAATAATAGCGCTCCTGTAGTTAATCGTGGGAGTGCAGCCACTCCCACTCTTACCAATCCTCCCGCCCCCCTTCTTCTCGAAAACAAACGCCGAAATAATATCACTAAAAATAACATCCCTAAAAATAATATCACTGAAAATAACATCACTGAAAATAACATCACTGAAAATAATATCACTGAAAATAACATCACTGAAAATAATATCACTGAAAATAATCTAGGACATGGAATTCCAGATGGTAATACGCGTGCCTTTTATGAAAAAAATGGTTCTCTTGTTGTACTTCAGAACGATCCAGAAAGGAATACATTTGAGGAAGTTCAACAACAACCAGATGGATCATTTATGGTAGTTCGTATTATAGGTCCAAATTCATCTGCGCGTACGATCACACCACTCCGACGAGTGTATACTACCCGTACAGAGGCAAGTCGTGCTAGAAATTCCAATAACTTAGGAAACTTAGGTGGAGGAGGTAGACGCCGACGTCTGCGTTCAAGGCGTCGGCGAACCAATTGCCGAAATACTCGACGTCATTAATTTGTAATATAAAATTCTTAATACAAAATATAGAATGTCATCCAGCTCAAGCTCTTGGTCTGGTACAGGTAATCACAATGATGCTGTCACAGCTCCTGAAATTAACCGTACTCCTGTCCGTACTCCAGTACAATCCCCACCATCATCCCCTCCAGTACAATCCCCACCATCATCCCCTTCATCATCTGGAACAACTGAAGATACCCTTGCATATTTAGTTATGAATCCTCCAGGAAGGTTTAACATTTTATATAAACTACTCAAAGATTATGGACATAATAATAAAATGATTATAACTGAATTAAAACGATTACCAGCATCAGCAATTAATGTAAACTGCAATACAGATATTAATGGTATAAAATTTTTACAGATAAAACGAGTTGTACGTTTATTAAAGACTGATCCTACTCACACTAGATTCAACTATACAAACGATCAATTGAAACGTATGAATTATAAATTAGACGATTATATAGATATATTGGATGACTTGAGCAATCTTTGTAATGATGCTGGTAATAATACAGAACTAGGAGGAGGGGGGCGGAGCAGACGACGCCGGTTGCGTTTGAGGCGTCACCGAACTCTTCGCAAAAATACCCGGCGTCATTGATTCTTATGAAAAATTAAAATTATCAACCCAAGATATAGAATGTCTTCCAGTTCATCCTCATGGTTTGGTAGTAGCAATAATAATAGCGCTCCTGTAGTTAATCGCGGGAGTGCGGGCGCCCCCCTTCTTCTCGAAAACAAACGCCGAAATAATGCGGGCGCTCCCGCTCTTACCAACCGTCCCGCCCCCCTTCTTCTCGAAAACAAACCACGACCAACACAAGCGGATTATGATGAGCTAGGACATGAACTTACTGAAAATAATCTAGGAGGAGGAGCCAGACGACGCCGTTCGCGTTCAAGGCGTCAGCGAACCAATCGCCGAAACACCCGACGCCGAACCAATCGCCGTGATACCCGACGCCGTAGATAAATATTAAAATTGCTTAAGTCAATACATGTACCGTGTATTGACTACAGTAATTTTAATATTTAGCAATAAATTGCTAAATATTAAAATTGATCTATAGATTCAGATCCTAATTCTTAGTAAGAAGTATGACCTCGATCTTAACCACCAAAGGATATAGCATCCTCAAATCGGATCTCACAGCAATCCAGTTGAAAGAGATTCAAAAGGAGTTGACGGTCATGCCAGCGGTAGCGCCTCAATATGCAGCAGGATCCTCCCCGTTTACCCTCTATATGCAGTCTCCCACTCGTTGGTATGTTCCTCCTATGTGGGGAATTACTAAGTATGGACCTCCTAGTTCCGATACACGTCCTGAAGGTCTTCCCTTACGTAGTGAATTAAAGTTTATATGTACGCTTCGCCCTGAACAACTTCCCATTCAAGAAGCTGTAAAAAAAGGAGATTACAATGGAATCATTAGTGTTCCTTGTGGATATGGCAAAACCAAATGTGCCATTGCCTTTGCCCTAGAACTTGGGAAACGATTTATTGTGGTGGTCCATAAAGAATTCTTATTGGCACAATGGAAAGAAGAATTGGAAGCAAGTGTTCCTGGAATTAAGATTGGAAAGATTCAAGGAGAAAAATGTGATATTGGTCCTGAATTTGATTGCGCCATTGCTATGATTCAAACCTTATGTTCACGAACCTATGTAGCCTCTACCTTTCGAGACTTTGGATTTAGTATCTTTGACGAGTGTCACCATTTAGGAGCCGAACATTTCTCTCGCGCCCTCCAACAAGTGGGAACAAAGCATCGCTTAGGATTGTCTGCCACTCCAGATCGTGCGGATGGGCTTCGCCGTGTCTTTGAATGGTTTCTCGGTCCCATTCTTTATCAAGTCAAACGACGCGATGCCGATGTGAGTGTTGGTGTTCGAATCTTTCGATATACCACCACCCATGAAACATATGGAGACACTCCTGTCAATTGGAAAGGTGAAGTTGTTCGTGCTCGATTAATCAATCTTATTTCTGAAGACAAAGAACGAACCAAAGCCTTGTCCGATTGGATTGCTCCCATTGCCAAAGAAGAATCTCGTCAAACTTTAATTTTGAGTGATCGTCGAGAACATCTGGATGAATTCAAAATTTATTTAACAGCTCATGGAATCACATCCATTGGACACTATGTAGGAGGTATGAAACAAGCCGATCTGAATAAAAGTGCTCTTTGCCGTGTTGTCTTAGGAACCTTTGCCATGGCAGCAGAAGGTATGAATATTCCTAGCTTAAATACAATTTTGCTTGCTACTCCAAAATCCAATATTGAACAATCCATTGGACGCGTCTTACGACAGAAACCAGAAGAACGTAAATGTGCACCCCTGATTCTAGATGTCTTAGATGTTGCTCATACCTGTTGTAACGGGCAATATGCTCGTCGAAGAAAGTTTTATAAAAGTTGTGGATATCAAATGGAAGTGTGGGATCAAGGAATGGAACCAAAAAAGAAAAAAGAAGAATCAGAATCCGAAGAGGAAGAAGTTTCCACTGTATGTTTAATTGAAGATTAAATCTCTCTAAAATAGAGAATGAAACAGAACGAACTTGCCTGGGTGTTAGGACTTCTTGTTGTAAGTGCTATCCTAATTTCAGGCGTGTCCTTACCTCCCTCCCTAGTCCTTCTTTTAACCTCTCCCTTTACAAAACTTATTTTAGTAGGACTTGTGATTTATGCATATCTGAAAAGTCCTGTAATTGGATTGGCTGCAACGGTGGCACTTGCGGTTCTTCTTTTTTCACGCAATCGAGTGCTGGTGAGTTCTGAGGGATCCTTTTTGACCGATTGGATGAATTCTTACATGCAATCCGATCCAACCAAGGATATGTTGGATCCTGCTCCTGCTCCCGATTCCTATCCCACCGATCGTACTCGTCCTGAAGGATCGACGGAAGACCGTTCTTACTCGTATCGACCCAGTGAGGAGACTGGTTCTGATGAGTTCACCCGGTTTGGACCTGATATGGATGAAAAAGTAGCTGTTTTACATTAATTATAAAAATTGATAAATACGTATTACTTATAGTAGTATGTATATAACAATATGCAAATAAATCATAATATCCCTATTCCTGCGGAACTTGAAATTCCAGAACCGCATATAAATTTGGAAGATGTTCCATTTTCTGAACCTGATGTAAATGATACAGATGAATATAAAGATTTACATGGTCAACTTCCTCAAGAATTAATAGAGAATGGATTTGGATTCTATGTGAAACCGGTTGAAAATATAATGGATTTATCAGATGAGAAGTTTTATAATTCTTATCTGGCAAATCGTGCATATTTCTATCGTGGTTCCTTTCTAGAATATGTTAAATGCATTGAATCAAAGGTAGGAGGGTTTCGTCCAGGGGCAGATGTAGAATCTATTCTTGCTGCAAACACGAATAAACTCCTTTCGAATGTAGATGCGTTACAACAGCTCTTTACACGCGGACAACTGATTTATTATGGATGGTAACTAATTATACATACATTTTGCAGTGGTATCTTTATCTATATACTTTTTCTTATAGTGTGAGCAAGAGCTACAATCAGTGGTTGCTTTTTTCAATCCCATTGGATTCCCTGCTTCACTTGCACGATCTAGATTCATTGCAAGGACTTCATCTGGGATACACCATGGAAGATCATATTTCTTTTGATCAAAATCATTTATCATACATGCCATATATATCGGTCCATCTTTATTATATATAAGAGTGGTATTTGCAGGACATTGAATTGTTTCTTTCAGTTTTAAGGTTTCACAACTGGGTTGACCCGATGATGTGGTTTGAAATGTTGTATCATCCTCGCGTCGTTTGCTTATGTTAGTGGATCCTGAAATAAGACAAATGGGACTAACAGGAGTATTTGATCCAGGCTGCATTGAAAATAGTGATCCATCTCCTTCCGCTTGAGTAATCGAACATCCACCATTCTTCCAACTAGAAGACCCCGTTCCAGGTGCTACATAGTTTGGTATATTGGAGGGACAAAATTTATAAGAAAGATCCATATCTTTCACCAATTGATCGCAGGTAGGAAGTAGTTTGCCACTACGAGGATCGGGAAGATTAGGAGCTAATCCACACAGTGAGTATGTGTTTTCAGCAGTGCATTTCTTATTTTTAACGGGTCCTTTGCAGCAAAAGCTATTTCCCTGAGAATCTGTAAAGAAGTTAAATCCTGCAGGGCAAGTACCAGTGGAAAGAAAGGGTTCGGTTTGCAACCAGTGCATAAGTGCAATCAATCCAACGCACAAGATAGCAAGTCCTAGCCATGTATAAATTTGTTTTGCTTTCATGCCTCTATTTTTTAGTTGCATATAATATTGTCATGATAATTGCCCATAAGAAAAGTAAAATAATGACAACAACCCCTACAATGGGTATACCTGTATTGGGTATAGTAGCGCCACTTATTTTGCTTGCACCTTGTTTAATACCGGTTCCTATAACAGTTCCTGCCTTTATAGCACCTACTTTGGTTGCTTCTGCTGCTGTTTTTACTCCAGCTACAATTGCAGTTCGTGTTTCATGATACCGAACCAAAAAATATATAATAATTCCTGAAAGTATGAGTGCAACAATAATAGCAATAATTGTTTCAATTCCAGCCGCAGAGAGCCAAAAAGAAGACGTAGGAGGAGGAGGAGCGGGAGGATTTACTTCGTCTGCAAGAGTGGTGGGGGCACCATTTTCATCCAAATATAATTCATTTCCTTTAATATTTTTGGAAGGATTCATAGGATAACATTTGACTGCAGAGGTTGTGACAGTGGATTGTCCTCTTCCACCTCCAGCACTAGAATTTGTAACATAAAAGAGTCCTGCTGGAAGAAATTTCATATTTGATATTATATTGGGAGTGGAATCAACCATTTGAATTGCACCATTTAAAGACATGGTTGGACTTGGAGAGACTTTTTTAAGAAGTGCATCATATTCATTACTTGTAATTGTACTACTAATTAAATTTGTACGTTCAATATCATTCATAATCACAAGATAGGTGACTGGATTATTTAAGGAAGTTGGATCACAAGCAGTAGATTCGTAGGTACGAATATCTTGACCGATATAGTGAAGAAGAAGGTTGTTGGCATGAAAGGTGGAAGAGGTTGCTCCTGATAAATCTTGAAAAAGAGTGGATAATACTGGCGGTGTTGCTCCTGCACTTGTTGTTAATGCATTTATATAGCGAGATGCATTTGTAGAGGAGGAAGGGGCATCATCAATTCCAATGGGTAATACAAGACATATAATTTGGTTTATATTATTTTTGAAAAAAATATAGACTTCTAATGGGGAAGGTGCATAGACACCTGTTTTTGTAACAGCGGATCCACTTTGACCGCTAATATCTAGCCATCGAAAGATGGAATGTTGTCCCGCAAAGATACGCATATCGATTAAATAATAGGTAACACCATTCAGTGTAAAACTAGTTTGAATATTTTCATCCACCAAGATTCCACCACTTCCATTATTTGGATTTGAAATAATTCCAGTTCCAGGAAGAATGGACCATAAACGAGCCGCTGCATTTCCATACGGATTTGTGGATCCCATTGTGACTTCCGAAATTGTTTGAAGATTAAAGGTATCTGCAAACCGAAGGGGAGTTTGATGACAGGGAAATCCAAATCCACTCATTCTGTTCCTACTTTTATTGATTAAAGAACACCAGGAAGATAGCGTGGTGTGGAGGTACGATAAATGGTTGCCGTATAAGCTTGTCCTAACAAGGGAGCACTGACAGAATCCCCATCAAAGATCTCATCACAACCATTGTCATCATCACAAGGACGGTTTCGATTGCGAATGGGAACTTGAAGGGGGTTCATTCCATCGGAACGGGTATAATAGTTCCAACGATCACGATTCGAAGCGGCACGACGACCAAATAAGGGTAGGAGGGTGCGATTCGGGGTAGCACTATTATCAGTTCCACCGGGAGCTGCTAAGACTCCAATTTGTTGATACTGTTCGGGGACTCCCAACCCTTGTGTTAATGCATTAATGGGTGTTGCTCCCATTCCTGCTAATATAGGACGAGAGGGATACCCACGAAGATCGGGTCCTGTAAAGAACGAGCGTTCGGGAGATAAGGGAGAAAAACGAGGATCGGGTGACTCTAATACAGTTGTTTCTTGAGACGTCCCATCCTTCATAACCACAATAGAGGTTTGCTTGAAGTATAATACCGCACCAATCACAATCACCACTGCAAGAAGAATCAAGAGAAGGATTGTAGAAGTATCCATGCAATAGACACCTGGTGGACAAGAGCTAATCGCTCCTCCTATCATACGTCGCAAGCGTTTTGAACCCATTCTATTGTTACATAATGAATTGTCTAACAATAGAATCTATAATAGGTTACGAACTCTTCTCAAACATAATTTGTTTTCTAGCAAGTTCTACGGGAGATAAGTTCATAATATGAATACGGTAATTCCACATGTCTGGATCCAACATTTTCTTTCCAATCTTTGTGACAGATTGTACTATTTTTGTAAGATCTTCCTGTAATGCATTCGTTTCATCAAATCCTTCGGCAATCGATCCTTGTAAGTAGCTTAAAACTCCTAACAAGATAACCGTAAGTCCTAATGCTCCCAACACCCAGTATGTTTTCCCCATCTCTACTACGTAGAGGTAGGAACTCCGCTGCTTCCAAAGTAGGACTGAAAAGTATTCATCATATTTTTTCCATCTTCCATCAATGGTTTTAATGTATTCAGTGTTGCCATTAACTGTTTTTGTGTATCCATCAATTCCTGAGTATCCTTGGTCATTGCCGCAATTTGATCGGGTTTAAGACTCTTGTACGCATTCATAAAGGTGGTACCAGCATCCAGATGAAATCCCTTGTCATCCTCTTCGGAAGGAAGTTTGTATTTCTTTCCCAATTCAAAAAACTCTCCACGCGCTCCATTGTCGGGAGGAGGCGGTTTTGCCGCTTTGGGTTCCTCTTTTCCAAAGGAAGCAAGCTCTGGGGCATCTTTCTTCACCGCTGCCAATGCCTTTTCAATGGCAGTTTCACTTGAATCAAATCCTTCTAAACGACGTCGTTCCGCAATCACAAGCGCAGCAATTGTTCCTGCTGCAATGGATCCAATTAGATTACGTTTGGATAATGCATAGACCAACAGACCGACACCAAGTCCAAGACCGATGTAGAGAGTCTGTTGTTTATAAAATAAATAAATAGCAGCGGCAATTGCAGCCAAAGAAGCTCCATGTAAGGGGGTCGCCACTTGTTTTAATTGGGCGGGAATCTTATTCATCCTTCTATCTCTTCCTACGATTAGAATTGTGACGAGTCGTTGCCGGTTAAGAGTGCCTTACACACCGGGTTCTTTATTGCCCTTTTTCTGCAATCCACATGTATTCAAGGGTTATGTATAAAGGATACAAATAATACGACCGGGTCGTATTGGTTGTGCAGGATTCTTCCCTCCTACATTCATCATAAAGAGTGAATCAATTATATGTAAAATTTACTTAGATACCTATTATATAGGTAATACTTCGAAAGAGAATAAACGCTCCTGCTACAAAGAGTGCTTTGGCAGTTAATCCTAGCCAACTCAGTGAACCTCCTACAGAATAGAAGATAGGGATTACACTAGATCCATAGCTATGAACTGCTGGAAGAGAAATGAGAAAGACTATAATTCCAATAAAAAGAGGATCACGAAGCCAATCTAACATAGCACTGGCAAAGTTCTTTCGAGGAGCAACATAGCGTTTGGTTGGCATTTCCTCTGGCTCTTCTTCGGAATAGACATTGCGAGGAGCATATTGAGGAATCTGCGGCATCATTCCCGGTCGAACAGGTCCTGAGGTGCTAGTATCATGAGGAGAATAGGTTGGGATTCCTCCCATTGGAGGACTTACAGGTCCTTGTACAGAGGCTCCTGCTTGATCCATTTCTGCTAGAATTTGTTTCATAAGTTCCCCATCCGCTTGATTCGAACCCGATCCTGCTTCCAAACTGGAAATGGGCGTTCCAAGATCCATTTAGAACTGGCTGCGATTTACCCAGTCCCGTTTCTCCGCACTACTCTAGATCCGCAAAGGACAAGGTTTGAACAATCTCTTTGGCTTTTTCACCAGTCGGGCATTTCTGCGGTTTAGGAATGAATTCCACACATTTGTTTCCAAATTGAAAGGCAGATCCTTTAATATCACTCACCGGCGGTCCTCGTAAAATGAGACATTCGGGACCCTTGCATAAGGGTCGAAAAAGAGCTGCTAATCCAAATCCGAGTAAAATACTCATTAAGGTTGGCATTCCTGGTATTTCCATGATTCCAACCCAATCAAACATCCTCAGTCTCTATAGAGACTGAGGATATTTGATTGGGGGACCTGCCAACCCAATCAAACATCCTCAGTCTCTACTAATACATCCTGTATTAGTAGAGACTATGGTTTGGAAATTCTTTGGAAAATTAGAATTCTTTCCATTTTTATGTGGACTTGCTGTGGGGATCTTTGTTGTCTATATTTTGAAACCAGCTCCCATGGTGATTCAGAAGATTCCCAATTTAGAAAATGCAGGAAGTCTGGTATACAAGGATAGAAATGGGACTTGTTTTACCTATGACGCAAAAGAGGTGAATTGTGATAAGGTAGAAGATAAAATTAAGCCGTTTTCTTTGCAATAGGAATGGATCGCTCTTCAAATGTATACGGGAAGGATTGAATCATATTCATTAGTTTCTCATTATGTTCTATTTCCACAGAATAACAAATAGGAACAAGTACCTTTTCAAAGGCATCGGATGCTGCAGCTAATTCTTTTTGTAATTCCCCCACTTTCCGTGTGATTTCAATTCGTGACAAAGGGTCTGTTGTCACACGACGTTCTTCCACCTTTGCTAATAATTCTTTTTCAATACGATGAATTTCTTCCAGTGCAAGATCTTTTTTTTCTTGACGAGCTGCTTGAATGGATTCAAGTGTTGTAGTGGCTTGATCAATATGACGACGTTGTTGGAATAATGAAATCAGATCATATCCACGCCGCATAGGAAATTCACGAGACACCTTGGATGGTTCTTTTGGATCCATTACAAGTAAGGTACCATCCGTCGATCTCATTCGTAAAGTTGATTGTCTCCGATCTTTATAAAAACGAATCCAACTATCAAAATCATTTACCACTTGTTTCTTTGACATTCTAAATCTACAATAGATATTTTACAAAGCAAAATACCTATTGTAGATTTAGAATGAATACCGGATTGTTAATTGGTCTTATGTTTGCATGTGGCATTTTAATGATGGCGATGCCAGTTGTGTGCTTCATGATTGCAAATATTGTAATGGGGCAAGGAATCACTCCCTTTATTCTTATTATGACATTCCTTATCATTCTTTTATTGACGTTTCTATTGAGTGCAGGATCGTTCGCATATATGCAATATGATGCATGTAAGAAGGTGAAAAATACAACTCAGATTTTTACAAATGCTGGAATTGCAGTTGCAATTCAACTTGTATCCCTTCTTTTTGTAGGAATTACAGGTTGGACAAGTATTCCTAAACAAATGCTTCCTGCAACAGTTCCTCATTTAGTTCGTGAAGGATTAGGATATGGATATTATACATTCTTTGCAACCATGTATGGTATTGTGTTAGGAGGAACCTTATCTTCCATTTGTTAACGCCGGCGTCGAATAAAGGAATTCAATTCTTGAGGACTAGGAGGCTCTGATCCGTAATAAATATAGTTCGCACCAGATGAATTGATGCGATCTGGATTTAGGATGTAATACCCTGGTTGGGTTGGTTGAGTCGGTTGAATTGGTTCGGGAGATACTATAGAAGAGACAGGTTCAATACTTGGTTCTGAAAAAAGTTCCAATCCATCGGAAGGAGCAGAAAGAGGTATAATGATTAAAAAGAAACAGGTTGCAATTGCATAACTAAGAACTGCCCATACAAGAGCAAACATCCAAAAAGGAAACAGGGTATGATGGTCCGAATCAATAAGTCCAAATTCACGCCAGGCTCCACCGGGACGAAACATACTGACAGGTCGGAGATACAACACAACACCAATCCCCAATAAATACAGGATACACGCCAACATCAAAGTGGAACTGAACATCTTACTTAGAGTTATTATTTCCCTTCCGAAAGAGTTAATGCATCACGCATCATAGATCGCAACATTTCTTCAGGGATTGCCTTCTTTCCATTTTTAATCAAACCATTTGTTTCTAAATCTTTTCGCAATTCTTCTAAACTCATGTCCGCCACTTTTTTTGCAATTTGTTTTCGTGCTTTTCGTGTTTTTGGATCTGCTTCCGCAATGGCAATTTTTATTTCTTTTGTCTTGAATTGACGTTTCTTCTTTCGTGTTAAAGGTATGGATGGTTTTGAACTAGGTGTAATTTTTGTGACTTTTGTATTTTTTGGAGCAATTGTAACGACAGGTTTTGTAGGAGCAGGAGTAGGAGGGTTTACAGGAGCTTTTGCAGGAGCTTTTGCAGGAGCTTTTGCAGGAGCAGGAGGGTTTGCAGGAGCTTTTGCAGGAGCAGGGGTAGGAGCCTTTGCAGGAGCAGGGGTAGGAGCCTTTGCAGAAGCGGGAGGGTTTGCAGGAGCGGGAGGGTTTGCAGGAGCGGGATCAAGATCTTTCACAGAATCAAGTGAACCAGTTGCTATAGTTGCTTTTTTTGATTTTCGTGTTTTCTTTTTAGCAGGTTCTAAATATGTTGCAGCGTCTCCCGTGACAGTCACTTCTTTTATATCTGAACTCATCCTAACTATAGAAACGATAAAATTATAAAGTATGTCGCATCTCTCTTAAAGGATCCGAACAAAATTGAGAGAGGGACTGTGATCATATAGTGTTGTTTAAAATGGCAACCGAAGCATATCGTAAGATCTTTGATCTTTTGTTTGCGCAACGGGATGGAAAATACATTGTGGATCACCAGATCGCAAGTTTTGAAGACTTTATGGGACGTGACATTGAAGATACGATCTTACGATCGGGTCCTGTTACAGTTCGAGGATCTCCTGATCTAACGCTGACCGGCACTAGCCGTGCAGCGGCAGGAACAGCGGGAACTGCTGTGCGTATTTCAGTGGAAGACACAACTGTGACTCCTTCTGGAACTGCGCCAGCCGTGGCTGCACCTGGTGGCATGAGTCCTTCTGGAGGTCCTCCTCGTGAAGTAGAAGTTGTTGTCAAATTTGAGAATGTCCATATTCGAAAACCAACAATCTTTGAAAATAATGGATCTATTACTCCTATGTATCCCAATGATGCACGTCTCCGTAACTTTACGTATTCTGCACCTATTTATATAGATTTAGACATTACAACAATTATGTATGATCCTGCAACAAATGATCGACAAATAAAACACCGAACCTTGCCAAAGGTGATGGCAGGAAAAATACCTGTCATGGTTGGATCCAAATTTTGTTTATTAAATGAATCTCCTGAAAAGACGCCTCGTGAATTGGGGGAATGTGCCTACGATCCCTTTGGATATTTCATTATTCAAGGAGGAGAACGTGTCATTCTAACTCAAGAACGAATGGCGGAAAATCGTATGTTTGTCTTTCGAAACAATCGTGGAAAAACAAAAGAAGCAGAAGTTATTGAATGTAAATCCATTGGTCCTGACAATGAAGGAATTCCTAAATCCATTGCTGTCAAGATTCTTTATAATTCCAAAGATTCTACTGGACCTGAACATATCCGTGTGACCCTTCCAAGAATTAAAGCCGAAGTTCCACTCTTTATTATGTTTCGTGCCTTAGGCGTGATTTCAGATAAAGAAATTAATCAATTAATATGTGGAAATGTTGATACTGAATATGATATGATTTTATCGGAATGTATTTTAGATGCTGGAGAGATTAGAACCAAAGAAGCTGCTCATGAACTCCTCTCACGCCATTTAGGAAGTGGAGGAGGCATTCGCGAAGCGCTCACTGCCTCCAGTCTTGGATCGGTGCGTGCTCCTCGTGATAAGGCAGTGGCTGAAATTATTGCCGAAGAGTTCCTTCCTCATGTAGGAGGGGCAGATATGGCGTATGAAAAAGCTTGTTTCCTTGCTGTTATGACTAAGAAAGTTCTGGATGTCTATCATAATAAGATTCCATATGATGATCGTGATGCGTATCCAAATAAGAAATTAGAGTTACCTGGCAATTTGTTAGGGATTCTCTTTCGTTTCTATTTTGGAACCAAAGTGATCAAGGATATGAAATCAACGATTATGAAGGAGATTCACAATGGTCCTTGGAAGTCTACTGGGAAATTTGAAAATATTATTAATCCTTCCAACATTTATAAAATTCTGAAAAGTACAATTGTGGATGTGGGAATGAAATCTTCCTTAGCAACTGGCAAGTTTGCAATTAAAATTGGAACCAGAGATGGATGCAGTCAAGTGATGAATCGTTTGACCTATCTTGCCGGTATTTCTCATTTACGTCGTATTAGTACTCCTATTGAAAAGACTGGGAAATTAGTTGCACCTCGTAAGCTACATACAAGTCAAAATAATTATTGTTGCCCCTGTGAAACTCCTGAAGGGCATAGCGTAGGCATTGTAAAGAATTTAGCAAGTACTGCTACTGCAACACTTCCCTCGTCTCCTGCTCCTGTATTGAAACTCTTATATGATGAATTACACCTCCAACATTTGATTGAATCTTCTTTGGAAGATCGTATGAAATGTCTTCGTGTGATTATTAATGGTGCCTGGATTGGAATTATTCGTTCCAATTCGATTAAGGCAGTGGAAGCGCTTCGCATTGCAAAACGTGCAGGGCGCATTCATCCCTTTATTGGAATTTCTTATTCTGCAGATACACGTGAAGTGTGGATTAATACGGAAGGCGGTCGATTAATTCGACCCGTCTTTCTAGCAGCAGCGCTTCGTGAAATTGAAGCAAAAAAGCTCCCCTTTCCATGGGAGACTGCCAAAGATTGGAATGAATTAATGCGTTGGGTAAGTCCTGATGGAAACAGTCTCTTTGAATTTCTTGATCCAAGTGAATCTGAAAATTGCTATATTGCCCGTATGGTAAAGGATATGAAATCCGATCATACGCATGTAGAAATTCATCCTTCTGCCATTTTGGGAACCATGGCAAGTAATATTCCTTTCTTGAATCACAATCAATCTCCTAGGAATGCATACCAAGCATCCATGGGGAAGCAAGCAATGGGACTCTATGCCCTCAATTACACGGAACGATTGGATACAATGTCCAATGTTCTTTGTTACAATGATCGTCCTTTGGTCAGTTCCTATATGGCAAAGTACTTTCGAGCCATTGATATGCCAAGTGGTAAAAATATTATTGTTGCCCTTGCACAGTACGGCGGATACAATCAAGAAGATTCGATTATGATTAATCGAGCATCGATTGACCGCGGCTTGTTCCGCTCCTTCTTCTATCGAACCTATAAGGATGAAGAGAAGAAGAATCAAGCGTCTGGAGAAGAAGAACGCTTTTGTAAACCGAATCCTGTTCTTACTGAAAATTTAAAACGATCCAATTATGAAAAATTGGCATCGGATGGAATTGTTCCAGAGAATGTCTTTGTTGATTCAGATGATATCTTAATTGGCAAAGTTGTTCCCATTCGTCTACGAACGGTTGAAGGAGCTGCAAATGCTGGTATGAGTCATAATGCAATTGTGAATATGAGTAATGCTGCAGCAGGAACGGCGGTAGAAGATGCTGGTGGAAAGCGATATCGCGATGCCAGCAAAGGATTACGAAACAATGAAACTGGATGGGTCGATAAGATTTATAAAGGTCGAAATGGCGAAGGATTTAGCTTTGCCAAGATTCGCGTAAGAAGCGAACGCATCCCTACCATAGGGGATAAGCTTTGTTGCTATGATCCTGAAACAGAAGTCCTTACCAACCAGGGTTGGATTGAATTTCCCAAACTGACAATGGATCATAAAGTGGCATCTCTTGTTGGAACTGACAATGATACACTTCAATATACAACACCAAAGAAAGTATTCTCATATGATTATACAGGTCCAATGTATAAATTAGAAACAAATCAAATTAATTTGCTTGTTACTCCCAATCATCGCATGTATGTTGGAAATCGATCTGGTACTAAATGGAATATTGAAAAGGCTGAAGATATTATTGGACAACGTCGTAAATATAAAAAGAATGTTGAAAATTATAATTCTATTGGTTTCACAATGCCATCTGAATTTGTATGCAATGCTGAAGGGGTACCCCAGAAGTTTGTAATCCAAGAAGATGCAAAGAAATTTGAAATGCTATTTGATGATTGGCTATTATTCTTTGGAATTTGGATGGCAGAAGGATCTACTGGCACTCGTGCTACATACTTTGCAGCCCATAAACAGCGTGTAAAAGATGCTCTTAATGGTATTAATGAACGTAATCCTGATATGAATCTCCATCGCAAGAAAGATTGTAAAGAGGATGAAGAACTACACAGATATTATATTTGTAATGTAATTCTTGAAAGATATATGTTAACATATTCTGTTGGTGCGATTAATAAATTTCTTCCTGATTGGACATGGTGTCTGACACCTACACAAGCACGTATTCTAATTAATGGGATGATGTTGGGAGATGGACATACTATGGAAAATGGAACAAGACGGTATGATACTTCATCCAAATGTCTAGCCAATGACTTTCAACGTCTCTGTTTACATGGGGGATACTCTGCAAACATATATCTAAAATATGAAGCAGGTCGTGAATCAGTTATAAAAGCCATGGGACGTGAAGGTGAAACAATTACATCGACTACAGATGCATACAGAATTACAATTATCGAAACTCAGAATACTCCAATTGTGAATAAAAATGCAAAATTAAATGGTGAAAATCACCAAGATAGTTATGTTGATTATAATGATAAAGTCTATTGTTGCGAGGTTGATGGAATTGGTGTTCTCTACGTCCGCCGTAAAGGAATACCTGTATGGTGCGGCAACTCACGCCACGGGCAAAAAGGAACTATTGGCATGATTCTCAATCCTGAGGACATGCCGCAAACATCAAATGGAATTATTCCTGATATTATTATTAATCCTCATTGCATTCCGAGTCGTATGACGATTGCCCACCTGTTCGAAACCCTCATGGGACGTGCTGCGGCAGAGGTCTGCGGCTTGGGCGATGGAACCCCGTTTAACGATGTAAGTGTGGATTCTATTTCAACCCTTCTTCGTGACAAATATAACCTAGAACCACATGGAAATGAAATTTTATATGATGGAACCACTGGGAAGCAGATGCCAACAAGTATCTTTATGGGTCCAATCTTCTATCAACGTCTGAAACATATGGCGGATGATAAGTTGCATTCACGATCCTCCGGTCCAACCGTCATGCTGACGCGTCAGCCTGCCGAAGGCAGGGCAAGAGATGGTGGATTGCGGTTTGGCGAAATGGAACGTGATGTCATGATCGCGCATGGTACCTCTGAGTTCTTGAAGGAACGTATGTTGGAGGTCTCGGACAATTTCCAAGCCTTTGTATGTAAGACCTGTGGAATATTAGCCCAGGCAAATCCTAAGATTGGATTATATCGATGCAAAACATGTAAAAATACCACAAGTTTTGCTCAAGTGCGCATTCCCTATGCCTATAAACTCTTCTTACAAGAATTGGAATCCATGGGAATTTGCTCCCGATTATTTCCAGAATCTCGTCTACGAGATTCTGTGAGACTGCTAGAAAAAAAATAGAGAAGTAGAATAGAAATGCTAACGTATTTAGTGGAATTCCTAGGAACTTTCTTATTTTTAAGTGTAGTTGTATCCACGACAAATCCTGTATTGATTGCGGGAGCTCTCTTAACCGTGATCCTTTTGATTGGAAATATTAGTGGATCTCATGTGAATCCTGCCATTAGTGTGATGCTGTGGGCGAAGGGATCCTTGTCGAACAAAGATCTCGTCGGCTATGTGGTAGCACAGATTGCTGGCGGTCTTACCGCTCTTGCCGCTTATAAATCATTAGCGCATTAACGCTTTGCAATTGTATAGGCAACTGTAAGTCCAAGCCCGACTGCCAATCCAGCTGCTAAATATCGGTTCCATGAGTGATATGAATCACTGGTGAAACCTTCTGGAGCTCCTCCATTTCCATCTGCTTTGTATGCATCTTGATCCACGTAGGTATCAAGAATCCATCGTGTCTGCATGGGTTGTGATCCATCATAATCAATTCCATCCGGTTCTACCCATTGATCTCCAGTATCCGATTGGATCTTTCCAAATTGATTTCCAATCGGTAATCGGACTTGTTTGCAGCGTGGAAAGGCATTTCCTACAACTGCATTTAAAATTGGCATGGGATTCAATGCATTCTGTGCATCTTCCACCATTCCTGGTGCAAATCCTTTTAATCCTACTCCCATACTTCCTTGAATGGCATCTCCAATTCGTTTCCCTAAAGCATCCCCTTGCGGAATGGTATTCACATAATCATACATATCTTGTCCATTACTGCATTTAATTCCCGTTTTCATAAAATAACGAAGACCAATGGGAGTTTGATCGGGAGCTCCCAAGGTTTTGCTCACAGCAGATGAATTACCAAAGCCAATGGTATCCACATAATAACTAACACCAGCTAAGGCTCCTTGGATTGCATCAAAATCTCCCCCTGCACGCACTCCAATATTTTGTGGTAATGGAACTTCATCGGCATAGGAAAATTTCGGTCCAAGCGCCCCATTCGGTCCATAAATGGTTGTTGGTATTTCCATCTCTATTTATGCAATCATGGAAAAAATTGGCATACTCTTTATATTTAAACACAACTCACTAAAGACTAAAAGGAGGATGGAATCGAACAGGTCACTGTTCTTTCCAGGAGCGGGTGCAAAGGATGCACCCAGTGAATTAGATGCACGGCTTGAAGCTTATTTGGAACCTTCTATCAAAGATTTCTCGCATATTGCTGCCTATGAGTGTGCTGAATGTGGAATGGATGCTGTCATCGTACAAGAAAAGGATTATATGATTTGTAAAACATGTAATTCATTAATTGAATATCTGATTGATAGCGGTCCGGAATATCGTTGGTTTGGATCGGATGATCGATCTCCCGATCCCACACGGGTAGGAGGTCCGATCAATCCGCTTCTTCCTGAAAGTTCCTTAGCCACACGCATTCTTTGGAGATCCGGTGATTGCAAGGCAATGCGACGTATTCGTCAATTTCACTTATATTCTGCTATGCCAAGTCGTGAACGAACCTTGTGGAATGTCTTTGAAATTCTAACAGTTCGTACTGTCAATGCTGGAATCAGCCCCTCCATTTTAGAAGAATCAAAACAGTTATATTCACAGATATCACCTCGTTGTATATTACGAAAACCCCAACGAGATGCTCTCTTGGCAGCCTGTGTCTTTGAAAGTTTAAAACGTCATGGATCTGCTCGCCATCCCAAAGATGTTGCAGAAATGTTTTCGGTCGATACCTCTTTAATTACGAAGGCATTGAAACAATTTAGTGAATTATTGGAAGAACATACCCATGAACATGCCCATAAGTTCTTGAAGCATACAATTGAACATGAAGAACCTCCTCTTACAATGTCCACTACCTTTGGAGATTATATTGAAGCTGCTCTTATACGCTTGGATATTCCTCGTACAATGGTATCCGCCATGCAAACAACTGCATTGGAACTTGGATCAAAGGTGGATGAATATGGAATCTGTCCCGAAGCAACACCTCCTTCCTTAGCGGCGCTTGCCGTTGCATTAGCATGTGAAAAGATGGGGCATTCAAAGTCAATTGCTACGATTGCAACTGCCTTGGATATTAGTGTGGCAACTCTTTCCAAATGTATGAAGCGTTGCAGCAAATGTAAAACAGCTCTCTTTAGTAGGGAACTCTAAATGGGCATAGGATCTTCTTCGTCCTTTGGTGATAAGGGTGGCATAATTGAAGTCGGTGATAAAAATGTAAAACTGATCAATACGATGAATAAGCTATTTCAACAATTATTGCGATCTACAAATCCAATTAATTTTAAACAAGCATTAGAATCAACTGGAAATAAAACATGTAGTGGTATCTTAGTCTTATTAGGTCCTACAATTGAACAAGACTTTCAAAAATTAGCATTTGAAAATCCTGAAACAAAACAGATTGTATTATCTGTTTTTAAAGGATATGAATCGATGGAAGATTTTTCAAGTACAATTTTAACAAAAACAATGTGCAAGGAGATTACTCTTTTTTTTCTACGATTGATTTTATTGGTGGGGACCTGTGTGATCAGTGTTCGTCCAAATAAAGGATTAACAGGATTGTTAGGAACCATTGGAACTTCCTTTGTAGAACCATCCAAAGCATATGAGGGAATTGCAAAAATTGGAATGCAACCAATCTCTTCTGCCGCAATTGAGGAGCTTAAACGGGCATCACCCGCTACAGATGAAGCAAGAGTTCCCAAAACAAAAGTATTTCAACCATTATATGATGATGGAAAAGATACACAATTAAAAGTTGTGATCGGATCGATTTTAATAAATAATACTACTTCAATTGTAAAGAAACGAGCTGCAGATGATTATTTTGTTGTTGTACATGATGGAAATGAATATGTGATAGATCTAAAACATTTATTTGTCTATCGAAATGAACGAGATCTTGCAAAGAAAGTAGGAGTTTTATCATTATCGACCTTAAAAGTAGATCCTCCTAAGAAAGAGACGAGCAGTGGAAGAGACGGGGGAAGAGATGGTAGAGACAGTAGAGACGGGGGAAGAGATGGTAGAGACGGGGGAAGAGATGGTAGAGACAGTAGAGACGGGGGAAGAGATGCGGAAAGAGGCAGAGGCAGACCACCCTTTATTCCACGTGTTGGAGGAAGTCGAAAGAATCGAACAAGTCATGGAGATCGATATACACGACGTCAGCAACGGGGGGGTGATATAGATTTAGATGCACATGTTGTGAAATTAAGATCAAGTGGTACATCTGCAGAGTTACTTTATTATATCTATAATCGAACGGATGAATCTTGTAGTAAAACAGATCCAACACGAACTGCATGTCCTCTTGTTGAAAAATATACAATTACAACACAAATGTCAGCAGAAGAGTTTGTGAATCAAATTATTATAAAATATAAAGAATTATTCAATGATAATGAATATTCAAAAATTATAGTTAATACACATGGTGCTATTTTAGAACCCATTTCTGGAACTGGAATAAAAGTATTAGGATACAAAAATCTAACAATCGATGATAAAGGAACCTATGCAAAGTTAGAAAATTTGTTAGAATCAGGAGAGGTTGGTAAATTAGAGGAAGGAACCTGTCTTGCCGTGTATCGTGCCTATTTATTGGCAAGTGGAATCATTAAGACAGACAATGGAAATCAATTAAAGACATATATATGTCACGATAAATGGGAAAAGACACGTGTATCGGATGTTCCACTCTTTGCATTATTGGATCAATTGTATCGAGATCGTCTTGGAAAACAAATGGAAGAGTCCACAAAAAATAAATATGAATTATTTTTGGATCAACTTGTATCAAAGGGAACCATTAAATATACAGAAGATATTTCTGTAAAAGGAAAAACAATTGATAATTTGGAATTTAAAGCCCTTTCAAAAGAATCTGAATTATGTAGGGGAGGAAAAACAGGACTCGATACAGTTACAGATACAGGTATCATTGGAAATACAATCCAATATTATAATGCAATTGCAGTTGATCTTGTAAATCTAATTGAAAAAATAACAAAGATTATTGATGAAATTCTTGATTTTTCATTGTTTATAAGGGAGGAACGAATAAAATTACGACCCATCTTTGTAACTGATTCCAGAGGAGCACAAGTGGTCTTGACACAATTAATTGAAAAAACTCGTATGATTTTAGAAGAGCATATTTTAAAGGTAGAAGATGCCTATTATCAAGGATTTTCCATTCTTGCAAATATTACAACCGATGAAAACGCCCTTGCAAAATCCCTTGTTGTATAAAATTGATATAAATATATGTTTCGTAGTACAGTGTAACACGAAACATGCAGGCAAAACTGAAATGTTTTCTCTCAGTGGACACATCCAAATGTAAGAAGGTGAGTCCTGTTGAACAAATTACAAATAAGTGCAGTTCTTGTGAATATATATTTTGTAATTATCACTGGAGCATTCATTCTACACAATGTATAGCCTCCAACAAGAAACGAGACCAAGATCTTTCCACATTACAAACACGATTAGTTCTTTGTACAGGAAAGAAAGTGGATGAAATTTAACGAATAAAGCAAAACAGATATTGATATTCATATCCAATGGCAGTCATATCGATAAATTTTTTATATGTAAATCCAGCCGATTCTACTTCGGCAACCAGTTCTTCCATGGTAGGAATGCGAAGGCTATGAATTTGTCGACGAACTTTGCCATTTTTAAAACGGAACTCTTCACGAAACTTAGCATCAGATCCTTCATGTTGGAAGTCCGCTTCATAATCAAACTTATCAAAACTTACTTTTGATCGTGAGACCCGTTCTTTGGAATATTTTTGAACGGAAAACCCAACAAACGGGCTTGCCGCTTCTAGAATTGGATCAAACTTTTCACGATTTACTCCATGGATTACCAAGCAAGACCCTGGTTGCAACCATAAATATATATTTCGTAAACAGCTATCACGATCTTTCAAATAATAATATGTAAAATAGTACATCGTGATAAGATTAAATTCACCAGCAGCAAAGGTGGTAGCAACTTCAGCATTTCCTACTCGTAAATCTGCTTTAGGATGTTTTTCACGCCCTTGACGAATCATTGCCTCGGATAGATCAATGCCAACCACCTTTCCAACACCTTGTGTTCGAAAAAGATCCACATGCCCGCCGGTTCCACATCCTACATCCAGTGCTTGAATGGTCTTCAGTTCCGGGCGGTAACTCTTTGCCCAATCCAGTGTAAGATGCGTTTCCACTTCTTGTCGAACCTTTCCATCCACCACCTGGTCATACACCTTGGCATAAAAATCATCATAGATATGATCAATTCCATAAATAGCAACAGACGTATCTTCATCTTGATTTGAAAAAGCTTCCGTCATCTCAATCGATGTTTTACGGCGACTTGCACTGCTCCATCGTAGATAGAGATAGTTGGCAATAAAGATAGAACAAAGAATCACCAGAATGATTTGCACGGAGTCGAGCATTCCCTTCTGTTAGAGGAGAAAAAGAGAATTGTTCTCTATTTAAGCATACCTGCAAATTTTACTAGCTCAAGGATATCAAAGGGGCTAAGTGGCTTAGTTCCTTTCACAATACCATTCACAGCAAGATCTGCTATGCGTGCCAGCATACGGCACTCTTCTTTGAGTGCAGTTGCAGATGCAGAATTGCTTTGGAGCATCTCTGGAAGATGAGGTACTATCTTTGCAATCTCAGCGCTATCCGTCCATGTAGGTGGTTTTGAGCGTGTTACATGGAGAATAGCAGTCATTTCATCATCCGAAACATGAACATTTCCAAATAAGCTCTTTGCAATTTCTTCTACTGCGGAAGCAGTATCAAGAGGCTCCACCACATTTGGTAGCGAAGCAGTCTCAAGAGGCTCCACCACGTTCGGCGGGAGTTTGCAACTCGGTTTGTGCTTCTTCCAGTGCTGATGTTGACATTGTTGTCCACAGTATGAAACCGACAAACAACAAGAACATCGCTTCAAATCTGTTGTAATCTTACAACCAGGGTTAGAACAAGTAGACATCTTCAAAATTAATTATATACTTTTTTATATTTAAAAATAGATTCAATTTTATTAATGAGAAATATGTAACATTTCTGCTGCAGCAACAATCGCCGTTACAAGGTTCAATCTGCGTGAATCTACTTCTGTTTGTTTCATGGCTTCCGTTTGTTTCATGGCTGCATGACACTGTTCATTCAGTCGATCCAAATGAGCAACTAATATATGACCATCCTTCATCGCAAGTATGCGTGTACGAGTACAAGACTCGCATTGACATTTGGGGCGAAATGCATGGCGTAGATCCACTGTGAAAGGATTGATTGGTGTAGAAGAGTTCATGGTATATACATTATAATATATACCATGAACATTTATCAATTTTATTAAACCTTTTTAAATGAATACCCTTACCATTAGCCCACCAACAGGGCGTAGTGGTAAATCGGTCACTCTTTCTATTGCCTCGACTACAACTATCCGTGAACTAAAAGAGCTTGTTTGTAAGGAAATAAAGGTTCGTACCAATAATACCATTTTATTGTACGAAGATGGATATTTAGACTTGGAGGCTACGTTAGAAGAGTATGAGATTCCCGAAACAGCTACACTTACGTATCAGGTTCGCTTATGCGGTCCTTTGCCAGTTGATTTTGATTGGAGCAAGGCAGGGTATACCAAATTAGCAAAAAAACGCGGTATCTAATGACCACCAGCTTGTACAGCAGGTGGAACAGGGTCCCAGGTATCACGATCCGGTGCAATCGCCCACAATGCTTGGTATGAATTACCACGAACAGGTTCCTTGCGAAAGATGTATGACATATAGATGATTAACTCATTGAAATGATGTTGGTAAACATCCTTTGCAATGAGTGGGACATCTGCGAGCATATAAAGCTCAACTGCAGGAAGCAGAAGCTTACAGAACTCAGAACTGGTTGGATCCGTCACAATGATTGCTCTGTAAAGATGGCGTGTATGATTTGGACCATGCACGGTTGGACACTTGTCAATAAACTCTTTCTCTAGAGCAATCTGGAATATCCGCTCCATATGCTTGGATAACGCCGTAACCTTGGTTCCCAGAATACTGGATAGAACTTTTGATGGTGTAGGAGTAGATGACATGATTGGTTTCTGATATATTCTATTATTGATAATCTAAATTCAATTTTTATAAATGAATTTATACATGTTTTATATATTATACTACGTAGAATTTGCTTTACAAATCCTCCTCCTTAACATTAAGATGACAACACCCACACCCAAAAAAGATCCGACCCCCAAAGTCACCTTATGTGGATATGCCTGGAATGATGTGTGTGCGTCCTTGGCACGAGGAATTGCGAATGCGGACATTGCCCGAGCACAGCGATGGGCGGCTGAGCTAGTTTGTACACCGACGGGATTAGGACGATTGGAAGCCACCTTAGTCCATGCCTGGGCATTGCATGTAGGGGCAAAGAGTGCTCCCGACTGGCCACAGGCATGGAAACGCATTTCCGAAACGCTTCGGACCTTTTGGGTACGATCCGGCGGAGATATTCGCACCGTGCGAAATACACCGGCAGTCCGAGCAGGAATTGCCGAAGCCGTGGCATGGCTCGTGTATACTCCTAAACATCCTCTTCCAGCCCTTCCCACCAGTGCCGATTGTTTACGAGAGGCAGAAGCCACGCGTGCCCGTCTTCGCAGTGGTGGATCTGGCGAACAAAGTATTACGCGTCGTATTTGGGTTGCGGGGCAAGATGCTCCCGATGTGAAAACCATTGGAAATGAGTTAGAAGCCTCCCTACGTGCCAATAATATTCCCAGAATTCTGTTTTGGATTGTGTGGGCGGTGACCTTGGATAGTCAAGCCGATTGTCCTCCTGTTAAAGAACGAGGAGGAGCCTCTTTGCCAGCAAAAGCCAAGAAAAGTCTGGTGTGGTTTATTGTGACCATCTTTCGAGAATTAGCAACAGAATTGCGTGGAACAGGTGGAATGGCAGGAAGTGTAAGTGAAATGGTGGAAACCTTATCAGGATTGTTGGAGGGATTATGGTCAAAGTTGGGAGCGAAAGGGCGTCGTGATCTGTTAGCTGCCATGGGATTCGCCATTGCAGATGCTGCTACACGACGTAGTACCCTCATATTAACTGCCACATCCGGTGTTGTGGTAAATGGAAATACTCCTGCAGTTCAATCCTCCATTCAAACCATTGATGAAACCTATACTGCCATTGCGGAAGAGGCACGGCGGTATGCCGTGGATGCTCCCCGATTAGCACTGAGTCATGAACTGGGTCGTTCTACATCTGTTGCTCCTCCTACATTGACAAGTCTTGAAAAATTAGCCTTGGTTCATTCGTTACACCGTTCTTAGAAACCACACTCTACATCAGAGGGGATGAAGAATCCAATGACAATTCCAATGATATCCTTTAGTGCGGCTGCGATTGCATTTTTTGGACTTTTAATCATCACATTGATTGTGATTACCTATTATATTAGTACACTTCAATCATTACCATCTCCTGAAAATCTTGCACTTCTTGTAAAAAATGCAACAACAAATGCAAATATCTATCCAAAGCATATGCCAGATCGAAAATCATTAAATGATTATTTACAAACGATTGGACAACTTTCTGCAGATAATTTAGCCACATGCAATTTTTATGTTATGACTGCCAATTTAGGAGGATTTTTTTCTCCTATAAACCAAGCAGCATTTTGTCCAGAAGCAGTTCAATATGCCATTCAAGCGGGAGCTCGTGGATTAATCTTTGATGTCTGGCCTGATATAAATAATGGAACTGTATTAAATCCAATTCTACAAGTCTGTGAAAGTGATACTTCTTACAAAAAACTATCCTATTATACATTAGATTTACCGACTGCTCTTAATACAGTTCGAAAAGAAGCCTTTGAAAATAGTGCAAATCCTGCCAATAATGATCCTATGTTTTTATTCTTTCGATTTCGTGGAAGTCCAACGGTAGATACACTTAATGGCACAGCAAATGCAATTTCTGCTGCCCTTGAACAGTATCGTCTTCCTTATACATTTACAAGCACAACAAACAATCCACTTTATTCAACTCCGATTCAAGAATTATCTCGAAAAGTCATTATTTTATCCAATCAAACGGGTGTACTCAATGGACAGCGAACACGATTTGCAGAGTATGTAAATAATCCGATACAACCATCCAATCCACTTTTTGCAATATCTACTCCTGTACAAGTACAATCCCTTGCGGAGGATCCTCTTGTGACAGTTCAAAGCAGCCTAGCCCAACAGAATATTCTTACCTGTGCTCCTCTTCTAGAAGATATTCCAAATAGTGAATCCAATGCATGGAATTGGAATGGAGCACAAGATGCAGGTATTCAACTGTGTGGACTTAATTTTTGGGTCATGGATGAGGGATTAAAAGCCTATATGGATCCTACCGTATTTGGAACCTACAGTTTTAAGATTAAACCAATTATGTCGAGTGATGGCAGTTCCACTGCAGAAGAAGGATTTAAAAATCCTGTGAAATTACGATATACCATTGAACGTATTCCTCCTCCTATGCCAGTCAAGAATCTTGGCTATGGAGATGGAACTGTCGTTGTAAAGTAGCGTAAAGAGATCATACCTCTATAGAATAACATGGAGGCAACATTACTTGTGTGTAAGCTGACGCTTGATTCATTACCAGAAGATACAGTGGCAATTCGATCCATTGTATCTTCTGACAAAGACTTGATTTATGAATATTATAAAACGATTGTAGGAGTTAAAGACATTGAAATTGAATCGATTGCGGTTCCAAATACATTTCAAGCAACCTTGATTGGACCTGTTGGAGATCCAGAACTTACCTATCCTGCATATGATATTGCGGTATTGAAAGAAAATGTATCTTCTTATAATACCTTAATTCACCATGCGATTACGGGGGAGCGGCTTCGCGTAAATCTTTCTTCTACGAGTCCCGTTCTTTCCATAGAATATGGAACCTTGTCTGAAGAAAAACAACAACTCTTTGAATCATTGCATCATGTTGCTTCTATATTAGAATCTTATGCAGTGGATGGAAAAGCACCAGATATTGTAGCATGGATTCTTTCTCCACAACATGTTCCTACGCGAGATGCACATGGAATCAAATTTATTACAGATTCTGTGATTGGATCCAAATGGGATTCCCTTCTTGGAACACCCTTATTTCCTGATTTTCTTATTTCAAGACGAATTAGTTCAGCATCTTGGACCTTCCAACATCCGACCACCACTACCATGTTACGTTCGATTGTGGAATGGTGGGCAGCCGCCCATATGCGTACAAGTCATAACTGGATTCATTCCTCTGAAACAGATCTTGATTCATTATTGAATATTTTTCGAAGCAAAGGAATTCCAACGGAATATCATTCTGAAAAGATGGATGCAATTAAGATGGCAATGTTGGAGATTGAAGAAACGGTGTTAGGACATCCAGATATTTATTCTTCCACAGATCTTATCCCTCTTCAAACTGCCGAACAATGGCGTCTTTGGATAAATCGTATGTTTCGCTCCAAGCGAGTCATGGTAGATTCAAATGTGGAGTTTGTTCAAGCAATGATTACACGATGGATGCGAGATGGGTGGGGGCTTCGCAAAGAGTGTTTGCCCTCTCCTCCTGCTGCACCTCAATTTAAAGAGGCATGGGACTCTCTTGTGCGACTTCGTCCTGTAACTGTAGATTCTGTGATGATCTGGATCCGTCTTATGAATATCAATGATCCAATGTATACAATTCGTGTTCGTCATGAACCCAAACAGCAGATTTTAGATGATTGGATTCCTGTTGCAATTCAGTATTTAAAAGCCTCCCACCCGTTGATTCGTGGCAAATCAAATTCAGTCTATGCCTGGATTCGAACATGGATTCTAAAATATGTACCAGAATCATTGTTTAAAACATTTATGCTGCCAAAACGAATGCACCCTTCCATTATTTCATCTGGATATACTATGATTCATTCCACAACTGGATATTTTTTCGTAGGATTAGAGCTGCCCGAATCTTACGAAGAAGTCGTTCCATGGGTGGAAACGGAAGAAATTGATTAACCAACTGTGGATCCTGCTAGATTACTTACTGCATCGGGATCATTTGCTTTTGCATCAAGTGCATCATACTTATTTTTTGTTTTATTGGTTGACTCTAAGGTACTTTTTATCTGAGATTGAATCGTTGTTGCAAGTTTGATGAGTTTATTCGATTCCGTGATTGTGCATGGAAGGCTAGGAGGGGAGGAATCCATTGCAGAGGAGGCAAGATCCTCAAACGATTCACTCCCTTTACTTAACGTGTCTAACTCCTTTGTTAATTCCTCCATATATTTTTCAGCAAATCGATTGGATGTTTGAACCCGTTTTATCTGTTCTACAATTTTTTTTACAGAAGGACTTGATAATAATTCACTTAATTGTTTATTTGCATTTATTAAATCTTGAAGAGACTCTTCTGCAAAACATTCCACAATTGGAATTTTCTCATGAGCATCTGCCCATAGTTGCTTTTTTTGATTCCATTGTTTTGTAACTGCAGGAAGTTTTTGAGCTTTTATCTTTGCAGCCTCTTCTTTGGAAGGAGGAGTGCCATTTCCAGAAGGAGATGTTGCATTATCTATATACTTTTGTTCAATCGCTTTTATCACACTACATGTATCATCGGAGGCAGTTATAAAGATACTAATTGAATCTTGTAATGACTGTGTGATAGTTTGTACTCGTTGAAGCGTTCCTGCCACATCGGAACTAGTCGATCCCGTTCCGGATGCTACATTTGATGCATCATCGAAAGATTCATAACTCTTTTTTGATGTAGGATACAATTGAACAATGTAGATCGTTAGAACATAGAGAGAATATGCAACAAGACCAAATAAAAGAACTTGTACAATTATATTTCCTAAATAATAATCAAAGTAGGATGGTATATTGTTGTTATACATAAGTAAATTAACTGAAAGAATAATCATCGTATATAATAAAAATACAAAGAGTCCTTTGTATGTGGAATTTGTAGGTGCATTTGATTTATTATATAAGGAGACTGTTGGAATCAGTTGAAATAAGCCATATGGTGATGTATTATATACAACATATAGACTCCATACACCAATTATGATAATTGGATATAGCATATAATACCACAATTGTTCACTATCAATTTGATAGGTATCCATTCCCTACGATGGAGTTGGATTAAGTTTCTAGGAACCCGTTCTAGAATATGAGCTCTCCCGGTCACGTATTACGATCATGTTGTCCAGTTATTTTTCCACGTAATCGTACGATTGCATGTTGCAAGCCTGTAACAAGTTCTGCAGGAGCTCCTCCGGAATCCTCGCGTATTCAAGCGGAACTCTGTCCCATTGCGTTTGGACCGGCTCCTACAGGATTGCCATGCGATCCCTGGGTAGGAGGGACAGTACCCGTTTATCAATCAACAGCTCCTGTTTATACACCTGTACGAACCACTCCTGCTAGTCTAACGACTGCAAAAAGAACTGCTGCAGCTGTGTATCAAGCCAATCAAGATCGTTTTGCACAGTATCGATCGACGTATGTCGCTCCACCTCCTCCTATGCCATCCTTACCCAATCCGGTACCAGTTATCAATCCTCCTCAATGTATTATTTTAAGGTATGAAGGATCAAAACCTCCTACCTAGGTAGAATCATGAGTGTTAGCAACCGCGATGCCAGTTTAACAAGCCTCCAACGAAAGCAAAAAGCGCTCTATGGATGGA